CTGTGAAGAGTGTGAATGCTACCGACCAGAAGATTGTCATGTGTTGTCTTCTTTCGTAGATTCTATCTTCTTCTTTCAATCTCGCGTGAGCGATCTGTCTCTGTGTCTCTGTCATTTTGTATCCTTAAAAATTTGTGTAAGTACATAAAAAAGCGGGGATGCTCACGGCACCCCTATTGCTTTACTCGTCGTTGGACTCTACATCGTCACCAGACTCTACATCGTCTGGATCTGAACCATCCGCCTCTGTCCATTGTTCCGGCGTTCCGCCTACTGCCATGAATAGGTTTTGTATCAGACTACCGACCTCGTGCATATTCACGCCGTTGGGTATGACCTCAAACGCTGTGATATCGTCGCGTGCCGCCAGTACAATATCGGCCATCGTCTTGGTTTCGACATCGGTCTCGACAGTTTCCGGCTTAGGCTTAAACGGTTTCAGGAAGTTATGAACCATATAGTTGGCATCTTTCCTTATGGTCTGTATAGCCGTTTTCGCCATCTCGCCATAGGTGTTACCGATCTTGGCCGGTGTCATGTCACGGCAAGCCTCGAAGACCTTATCAAGACCTAGACCGGAATTGACCGTCACATCGGACCGCATTGCCATTCCCAATTGGATGGGATAGATGAAGGCAGACCGGCGTTTTTCGTGGCTATCAATTTCAGCCGGTGATTTGTCCGCCCTAAGATCTGGTGACATCTTAGTCAATGCGGCATACATCGCATCGCCGTCAACAACCTTTATGGGGTTATCCTCCGCGTCGGTGTCATCATAGGTGAACGTCTTTCGGACAGCCTCTTTCCAATCCTCAGAGGACTTGTCCAGCTGACCTTTATCCATACCCATGTTGAGTGCGGCGTCGAGTATCTCGTCCGTTAGGACGTCGATGTTGTTAGTTCTAGCTAACGCGCTAGACAGGCGGTCATTTACAGATGACATCTGATTGGTTGATTGCACGGTGGCAATTCTCCCTAGAAAGTTAGTCGAGAGCGGTATTGCCCCCGACACCTAGACAATACCATAAAACCACCACGTATCAAGAAATGGCATTAGATACCACCAAAAATGTGTACTCACGTAAATTTTGACCCCACTACACCCCCATGCACCCTTTACTGAGTTGGGACTCCACCATTCTCTAGTATTATTAATCTGTATGAATAAATCGTATTTTCTTGAGTTTGGACCCCCACCCCCCTCTACACAGGAAGTACCCCCCATAGGAGTCCCATAAGCAGTTGTAAAAAATTATTTTTGGTATATATTCGCGTTAACGGTTAACAACCTGCGATACATGAATGACTTTGACTATACGCCCTGAACTCGGGGTTCCTTTAGGTGAGGAAGAATCAGTCCTTGATCTTAAAGATCGTACGGAAGCGGCGAGTAATACTGCGTTAGAGTTAGCAGAACACGGGCTAGACATAGAGCCAACTAAGGAAGACAAGGACATAGCGTCTAAATTAGCAGTAGCCTATGCAGCCGACCCCGAAAAAGTCTCAAAGAAGGCTTCCTCTAAGAAGGTTTCAAAACTCCCGCCCGCCTCACTTATCCTGACTAACCAGATACTACAGGAGTTTGGGCATTCGGTAGCTGAAAGTGCTACCCAGATACGGCATTTGGTCACGAATAAACTGCTGATAGAGTCGGAGAACGCTGACCCACGTATACGGGTACGTGCTTTAGAGCTGTTAGGCAAGATTTCAGACGTTGGGTTGTTCTCAGAGAAGTCGGAAGTGACGATCACCCACCAATCTACGGATGACCTGCGGGAGAAACTACGATCTAAGTTGGAGAAGTTAGTAAATCCGGTAGACGACATCGAAGAAGCTGAGTTTATGGACGCTGAGCCGATAGATGTAGACGAAGAACTGGGTATGCCTGATGAAGAAGAGGAAGTTGAAGAAGAATATGACGACGAGGAAGAATGTCCGAGCCAGCCTTAGACTTTACTGAGGAAGAAGTTCAGCAGATGTTGGACAATCTGGATATTTATACGCCGGATGAGGTCGCAGAGATCAATACGCTGGTGGATGAGCTTGAAGCCCGCAAAAAGAACCAAGCAGCGTACGATGATTTGATCGAATTCTGTAAAAGAATGCAGTCTGACTTCATTGTGGGCAAACATCACCGCCTGTTAGCCGATATGCTCATGGATATTGAAGAGGGGTACAAGGATCGTATCTGCGTTAACATCCCACCACGGCACGGCAAGTCGAATCTTGTGTCTCTTCTGTACCCTGCGTGGTTTCTAGGGCGGAATCCCAACAAAAAAGTAATGATGGTGTCCCATACGACTGATTTGGCGGTGGATTTCGGTCGAAAAGTCCGTAATTTGATCGCTACAGAGGTGTACAGGGAGGTGTTCCCCACAGTTAGCCTCGCAGTGGACTCTAAATCAGCAGGTAGGTGGAATACTAGTGTAGGTGGGGAGTACTACGCCTGTGGTATAGGCTCATCCATCGCTGGTCGTGGTGCTGACCTGCTGTTGGTGGACGATCCGCACTCGGAGCAGGACGTAATTAACGGTAATTTTGAAGTTTTTGCGAAGGCTTACGACTGGTTCACGTTTGGCGCACGAACAAGGCTCATGCCGGGGGGTCGTGTGGCTATAATTCAGACTCGTTGGCACATGGATGACCTGACGGGTCGAGTGACCAAGGATATGGGGCAGAATGAACTGGCGGATCAGTACGAGATTGTAGAATTTCCCGCTATTTTGGACACAATAGATGATAAAAGTGGGAAATCCATACAAAAACCCCTGTGGCCTGAGTTCTTTGATTTGAATGCGCTACTCAGAACCAAAGCGTCCATGCCGACTTTCCAATGGAACGCCCAGTATCAACAGGAACCCACCGCAGAAGAGGCCGCGTTAATTAAAAGAGATTGGTGGCAGGTATGGGAACCTGAAGATCCTCCCTCTTGTGAGTACATAATTATGTCCTTGGACGCCGCAGCCGAAACTCATAACCGTGCCGACTTCACAGCCCTCACTACGTGGGGTGTATTTATGAATGAAGAGGTAGATGCGTATAATATTATTTTGTTAAACAGTATAAAGAAACGTATGGAGTTCCCTGAATTAAAAGAATTAGCAATGGACGAATACGCTGAATGGGAGCCAGATGCGTTCATTGTAGAGAAAAAGAGCGCAGGAACGGCGTTGTATCAGGAAATGAGACGTATGGGATTACCTGTACAGGAGTATACCCCTCATAGGGGTACTGGTGATAAACTAGCGCGGTTAAACTCAGTAGCCGACATTGTAGCGTCTGGTATATGCTGGGTTCCTGAAACGAGGTGGGCTGAAGAAGTAGTGGAAGAAATTGCGGGGTTTCCGTTTATGAGCCATGATGACTTGGTTGACTCCACGGTGATGGCGTTAATGCGCTTTAGGCAGGGTGGGTTTATTCGTCTACCAAGTGATGAACCCGAAGAGACTCGTTACTTCAAACAACGTAGGAGTGGGTACTACTAATGGCAATTGAGAAAGGATTATACGCGGCCCCTGAAGGGATGCAGGGTGAGTTACTACCTGAAGAAGGGGGGTTAGAAATTGATATCGTTAATCCTGACATGGTAACTCTCGATGATGGCAGTGTGGAGATAACCTTAGTACCCGGATCTGAGATGGGGGGTGGGGGAGAGTTTGACGCGAACATAGCTGATGAATTAGAAGAGAAAGATTTAAACGCATTATCCCAAGAAGTGCTTGGGCTGATCGATGGGGATATAGATGGCCGAAAAGATTGGGCGGATACCTTTGTTAAAGGGCTGGATGTTCTTGGGTTTAAGTACGAAGAAAGAACAGAGCCGTGGGAAGGAGCTTGTGGAGTTTACTCTACGGTCTTAGCAGAAGCAGCAATTCGTTTCCAAGCAGAAACCATGAGTGAGACATTCCCTGCTGCTGGCCCAGTAAAGACTAAGGTTCTTGGAGATGAAACAAAAGACAAGGAAGATGCGTCTTTAAGAGTTAAAGCGGATATGAACTATGAGCTAACTGAGCGCATGGTTGAGTACCGTCCTGAGCATGAACGCCTACTATATAGTTTAGGTTTGGCAGGATCAGCGTTTAAGAAAGTTTATTACGACCCAAATTTAGGTAGGCAGGTAGCGATCTACATACCGGCTGAAGATGTGATAGTTCCATACGGAGCCTCGCACATAGAGACAGCGGAGCGTGTCACGCACGTCATGCGTAAGACTAAAAACGAACTAAGAAAATTACAGGTGAATGGGTTCTACCGAGACGTAGAGCTTGGAGAACCACAACCGTTTCATACCGACATAGAGGAACGTAAAGCCGAAGAAGGGGGTTTTTCTATAACAGATGATGATCGGTATGCGGTCTATGAAATACACGCAGATTTAATTATAGAAGGACTAGAAGAAGCAGAAGACGAGATAGCGAAGCCTTATGTAGTTACCATAGAACGTGGTACAAGTGAGGTTCTGGCTATCCGTAGAAACTGGGAGCCTGATGATAAGTTAACACTCAAACGTCAGCACTTTGTTCACTATGTCTACGTCCCCGGATTTGGTTTCTATGGACTTGGGTTAATACATATAATAGGGGGATACGCTAAAGCTGGAACGTCTATTATACGGCAGCTTGTAGACGCAGGGACTCTTTCTAATCTTCCGGGGGGTTTGAAAGCTCGTGGGTTACGTATTAAAGGGGACGACACCCCGATAGAGCCGGGGGAGTTTAAAGACGTAGATGTCCCGTCAGGAAGTATACGTGACAACATCATGCCACTTCCTTATGGGGAGCCAAGTCAGACTTTGTTAGCGTTACTTAATCAAATTACCACAGAGGGTAGGCGGTTAGGGGCGGTTAGCGACATGAATATTTCGGATATGTCAGCTAATGCACCTGTAGGTACAACTTTAGCTCTACTAGAACGAACTCTTAAGCCTATGGCCGCAGTACAGGCACGAGTCCACTACGCAATGAAACAAGAGTTTAAACTCTTAAAAAGATTGATGGAGGAGTATGCCCCCGCAGAGTATGGGTATGAGCCAGTACGTGGAGAAGTTACTGCACGGCAAGCTGACTACGCGATGGTGGATGTCATTCCTGTTAGTGATCCTAATAGTTCGACAATGGCGCAACGGGTAGTTCAGTACCAAGCTGTCCTACAAATGTCTCAATCTGCGCCCCAAATATATGATCTACCGCAGTTACACAGACAGATGATTGAGGTGCTAGGGGTTAAGAACGCGGATAAGTTAGTGCCCACAGAAGACGATGCGACTCCAGCAGATCCTGTGAGTGAAAATATGGATGCGCTGATCGGTAAACCAATGAAAGCGTTCATCTACCAAGACCACGAAGCTCATATCGCTACGCATACGTCGTTTATGCAAGATCCTATGATTGCTCAGACCATAGGACAAAACCCACAAGCGCAACAGATTATGGCTTCGCTACAAGCGCATATCGCAGAACATCTTGGGTTTAACTACCGTAAACAGATAGAAGAAAAACTTGGTGTGCCATTACCTGCGCCTAATGAAGAAATGCCTGAAAATATAGAAGTTAATTTAGCGAGGCTTGTAGCGGATGCAGGAAAACAGTTAACTCAAGCGCATCAGCAGGAAGCCGCACAAAAACAAGCGCAACAGCAACAGCAAGACCCTGTAGTTCAAATGCAACAAGCGGAGCTACAACTTAAAGGTCAAGAAGTGCAACGTAAAACGCAGAAAGATCAGACAGACGCGCAACTAAAAGCCGCAGAGCTTGAAAGAAAGTCTAAGAAAGATGAAGCAGAAGTGGCAATAGGTATGGAGCAGCTTAAGTTGGATCGGGAAGAGCTAGTCATTGATGCTAAAAAATCAGGAGTGAAGATGGCGGCTGAAAGGCGTAGAGACAATGCTAAGTCTGAATTAGATTTAGTTAAAGCAGCGACTGAAAACAAGAGGGACAAATAATCTATGGCTAAAACCGTCTTTGAGGTATTGAAAGAAAAAATCGATGAAGATATTTCATCCGCAAAAGATTTTCTATCCGGGGGGTCTGCTAAAGATTACTCAGAATATAGAGAACTTGCTGGTTTGGTTCGGGGTCTCGAAACTAGCAAACGATACGTAGAAGACCTCTCGCGCAATTATATGGAAGATGACAATGACTAAAGTAGCAGAAGTAGTAGGGATCACTGAAGAAAGTTTTGAAGCGCAGTTACCGAAACCCGTAGGGTACAGAGTGTTAATAGCACTACCTACCGTTGAAGAAACTTTTGACGGTACAGAGCTGCTAAAGACAAATACAATTAAACACCAAGAACATATTATGTCGATAATAGGACTTGTATTAGAGTTAGGCGAACAAGCTTATTCTGATCCAGAAAGATTCCCTACTGGGGCGTGGTGTAAAGAAGGCGATTATGTTATGTTTCGCGCTAATACAGGCACAAGGTTTACCATTAATGGTCAAGAATACCGTTTAATGAATGATGATTCAGTCGAAGCGGTAGTAGCTGATCCTAGTGGTATACAAAGAGCTTAAGGAGTAAAACATGGCGTTTCAAAAAGTAGAATACACATTTCCAGACGATCAAGAAGAATCACCTAGTACAGAAATAGAAATAGAAGATTCTGGGGCTGTTGAAATAGACCTTTCTGGGAAAACCCCAGAAACCAAAACTGAAAAGGTAGTTGAAGACGAACTGGATATAGAGGTAGTAGATGATACCCCTAAAGCAGACCGAAACAGAAAAGTTTCAGAACCTCCACCAGATGTTACCGATGAAGAACTAGAACAATATTCTGAAAAAGTTCGTAACCGGATTAAACATTTCAACAAAGGTTATCACGACCAACGCCGCGCTAAAGAATCAGCTCAACGGGAGAAAGATGAACTTGAACGTTATACTCAACAAGTTTTGGAAGAAAACAGGCAGTTAAAAGGCAGTGTTAATAAAAACCAAGAAGCATTATTAGATCAGGCGAAGAAGAACGTAACAGTAGAATTAGACGCGCAAAGACAAGCGTATCGAACAGCTTATGAAGCTGGTGACACAGAGGCTGTTGTTGAAGCTCAAGAAGGACTAACTAACGCTAAAATTAAAGCAGATAAGCTAGATAACTTTGAAATACCGTCTTTACAGGAAGAAGAAACTCCTGTACAAATGGATGGATCAAACAACCCTCCGCAGGTTGAAGTTGATGTAAAAGCCGAAGCATGGCAAGAAGCCAATCCTTGGTTTAAATCAGATGACGAAATGCGGGGGTTTGCATATGGGTTACATACTAAACTTGTAAACGGAGGGGTTGATCCCCGGAGTGACGAATACTACGAGACTATTGATTCTCGTATGCGTAAAGTGTTTCCTGATTATTTTCAGGAAGAGGAACCGGAAAAACCGAAGCGACGATCTAATGTGGTTGCCCCCGCTACGCGGAGCACAGCCCCTAAAAAGGTGAGACTAACGCAAACACAAGTGGCTCTTGCCAATAGGCTTGGAGTACCATTAGAAGAATACGCCAAACAGGCTGCACTTGAAGAAAGGAGACAAAATGGCTGAGAATAGACTAAATCGTGAACAGACCACCCGTGAAAAGGATGTTCGGAAAAGATCGTGGCAGCGTCCAGAGACGTTACCATCACCTATTCCCCAAGAAGGATATGATTTTCATTGGGTTCGTGTAAGTACACAAGGTCTAGTTGATGCTACTAATGTGTCTTCTAAAATGCGTGAGGGTTGGGACCCATGTTTAGCAAAAGACCACCCAGAAATTACGATGGTTACTGTAGAACAAGAACGTTTTGCAGAAAATGTTGTGATTGGGGGGCTAATGCTTTGCAAGGCTCCAAGTGAATTGGTTCAGGAGCGTACAGATTACTATACGACTCAAACCAAGTCCCAGATGGATTCTGTGGACAACAACCTAATGCGAGAAAATGATCCTCGTATGCCTTTATTTAATGATAGGCAATCGAAGACCACTTTTGGAAAAGGTAATTAAATATTAATTTGAGGTTATATCATGGCATATCCTACCATTGATGCTCCTTATGGACTAAAGCCGGTTAATTTAATCGGTGGGCAAGGTTTTTCTGGGTCTACTCGTCAGTTGAAAATCGCTTCTAACTACGGCACTGCTATTTTTTATGGTGATGTTGTTAAGTACGCAAGTGATGGCACTATACAGATAGATACCGGCACTACCGCCGCCACTCCTATTGGGGTTTTTCTTGGTGTTACGTACACTGATCCTTCTACAAGCCAAGTGACATTTAGGCAATCTTATCCTGCAAGCACTGTTGCAAGTGATATTATGGCTTATGTGTTAGATGATCCTGACGCACTATTTAAAGTAGTTGCGGTATCATCAGGCACGACTGTAGCTGGTTATGGGCGTACAATCGTTAACAATAACGCACCTCTTGTCCAGAATACTGGATCAAGTGTTACGGGTGATTCCAAAGTTGCAATGCTTGGAGCTTCCGCCGCAACAACTAATACGCTTCCTTTGCGTGTAGTTGACGTAGTTGAAGATACCAAGACCGCTGATGATACTTATGTAGAGTTCATCGTTAAGTGGAACTTTGGTATGCATCAGTATTACAACGCTACTGGCGTATAGGAGTAATTTATGGCTATTTCACGCGCCCAACTGCTAAAAGAACTCCTACCCGGACTGAACGCTTTGTTTGGTATGGAGTACGCTAAATATGGGGAAGAGCATACGGAGATTTTTGAATCAGAATCTTCTGACCGTTCTTTTGAAGAAGAAACCAAGCTGTCGGGCTTCTCAGCCGCGCCTGTTAAAAACGAAGGCTCTGCCATCGAATATGACAATGCGCAAGAAGCATGGACTGCTAGGTACAACCACGAGACTGTGGCAATGGGCTTTAGTGTTACAGAAGAGGCTATCGAAGATAACCTTTATGACTCACTATCGTCTCGTTACACTAAAGCTTTGGCTCGCGCTATGGCGTATACCAAGCAAGTAAAAGGTGCTTCAATTTTGAACAACGCCTTTGCTTCTGGTACTACCTATGGTGATGGTCAGACTTTGTGTTCCACTTCTCACCCCCTAGTATCTGGAGGTACAAATTCTAACCGTCCTAGCACCGCTGCTGACCTTAACGAAACTTCCTTGGAAGCGGCTGTTATCGACATAGGTGGATGGACTGACGAACGCGGCCTTCTAATCGCTGCTCGACCTAAGAAACTCATTGTCCCATCTGCACTGCAATTCGTTGCAACGCGGTTGTTGGAAACTGAGGGTCGGGTTAGTACAGCAGACAACGACATCAACGCGATGCGTAATAATGGATCGATCCCAGAAGGTTATGCGATCAACCATTATCTTACCGACACGGATGCTTGGTTCGTTATGACTGATGTACCCAATGGCTTGAAGCACTTTACTCGTACACCAATGTCTACATCTATGGATGCTGACTTTGATACGGGCAATAGTCGCTATAAGGCCAGAGAGCGGTACTCGTTCGGGGTAAGTGATCCACTCGGAATTTATGGATCGCCCGGAGCGTAATACGCAAATCGAAGATGGGGGTACTTGTTACCCCCTTTTTTTTGTTATAAGATCAGGTAAATTCTGGGAAAATAACAGCCCTAGCGACTGTCCCAGCAGACGCTTACGAAGACTCTAGGGCAAAAACCTTTCGTAAGGAGGAAAGCCTAATGGCGAATACTACTTTTAATGGTGCAGTCCGTTCAGAAAATGGTTTCAAAACCATTGATATAAATTCAACAACAGGCGCGGTAACAGATGGTCTGGTAATCAACGCCGATGGTAATATCTATACTGATGATGGTGGGCATATTCAATATGCAGCAGCAACAGGGTATGGACCAGCCGATTCTATCGTAGGTAAAGGCGGGAGCCAATACGGCACAGTAGACCCCTTCACTTCAGGACTTACTCAATTATTCCCATTAGGCAGCAGATTGCTTTACGGTAATACTGTTTATGCTTATGGTAGACTAGCCGCAGTCGCTGTAACAGCGGGTAAATGTGTAACTCACGCTGCATCAATCGCACATCACTTC